TCAGATGTTACAGGTGTGGCTAACTCACAACAGATTACCAAGTTGTTTGATTTTGATTATATTAACGTTCCACGTCAGTATTTATCAGAAGGGATTAAAGATTGGGCTGATTTAGCTAAAGCTCATGGATTACAAGCTATTGAAGATTATTTAAAAACCAAAAATTTAATGTAATGGAAAGTACAAAGACTTACAATACTACAAAGGGACTTATTACAAGTGCATTAGTTCCTGCACAAACAAGAACATACAAACCAATTGCTCACAGTCAATTAATTGACTTGACATTAAATGGTATTGAAGCAGCTGGTTTCAAATTAGACAAAGAAACTTATTCATCTGCTAAAGATGGTCAGATTGCTAATGGTAGATTCTCTATTAGCAATGTTGCAGACAGTGAGATGCAATTACAAATTGGCTGGCAAAATAGCTATAACAGAAGCATGAGTTTAAAGTTTGCTATTGGTACACGTATATTAGTTTGTTCTAATGGTTGTGTATCAGGTGACTTTGGTGCATTCAAGAAAAGACATAAAGGTGATATTCAGGATTTTACACCAGGTGCTATCACAGACTATATCAAATCAGCAGGGGATTCATTTAAAACCATGCAAGATCAAAGAGAAGCTATGAAGCAGATAGAAATCACTAAGCGTACAAAAGCTGAGCTTATTGGTAGAATGATGATTGAAGAACAATTTATATGTTCTACACAATTAAACATTATTACTAAAGAGTTAACTAATCCTACACATGATTATGGTGCTAAGAATAGTCTATGGGAATTGTATAACTATACAACATTTGCTATGAAAGAATTACATCCTAGTTTATGGATGGAGAATCATATTCATGCACATAAATTCTTTAATGATTATATTCCTAAACCAGAATCTATAGAAATACAAGAAACAATGTTTAGTCAAATATCAATATTTTAATATGAATTGGGAGAAATTTAAAGAAAATTTTCATGAATCATGGCATGTAAAAATGCAACCATTTATTGAAAGTGAGGCATGTGATAACATCTATAAATATCTCAAAGCAGAAAGTCAGAGGGGCAAGCAAATTGCTCCTCTTTCTTCTAATGTCTACAGATGCTTTATGGAAACACCACTAGACGAAGTTAAAGTGGTTATGTTAGGCATGTGTCCTTATCATAGTTTAAAAAATGGTGAACCAGTGGCAGACGGTCTATTAATGAGCTGCTCTACAACAGGAATATTACAACCATCGCTTGAACAGTTCTATGGAGGATTAGAAAGAGAGCTATATGCTGGATTAAATCTAAAGTATAATAAAACTGCAGACTTAAACTATTTAGCTCATCAGGGTGTACTTATGCTAAACGCTGCTCTAACTACAGAGATTAATAAAGCAGGCTCACATATTGCTTTATGGGAACCATTTACTAAATATGTCTTTGAAGAGATATTAAGTACAACAGGGGTACCAGTAATCTGTTTAGGTAAAGATGCAGCTAAGTATCAAAAATATGCACCACCATTTAGCTATTCATTCACTGTAAGTCATCCAGCTTCTGCTAGTTACAAGAACTCAGAGTGGAACACTGAAGGAGTATTTGGTAAGGTGAATAAAATATTAAAAGACAACAACAATTTTGAAATCCAATGGTTGCAAGAATGGGCACCATTTTAAAAACACAATTATGTATACAGTTAAACAAGGTGGAGATATCCACAGAGGAGATTTAGTAGCAATTAGCAACAGTAATGATTTTACTATTGGTATTTATTTTGGACAAGGAAGAGGTGGTACGTTTCAATACTATTATCCTGGTTCTATAATAAGTGCTAAAGAGTATTATGAAGAAAGAGTAAAAAACCACGGTATTGAAAAAGAAGGACCTTGGAAAATTAATAAGCTTTGGAAGTCTTATGTTAATTCACCAAGAGATACTAGAATTCTTAAATTGAACAGAGAGAACATTACAGATCAACAAACAATAGAACAAATAATTAAAGCAAAAGAAATACTAGAACAATTTAACATTACAGTAAACTACTAATCATGATTTTAGAAAAACAAACCGAATCACACATTCTCCAAGAAGGAGAATCACAGGAAACTGTGAAAATGTCACTAGACTTAGATTCTGCTCAGGTTTTGATGCAGATGTTAAGTAAGAATCTATATTCAGATTCAATAGGCTCTACTATCAGAGAATGTGCATCTAATGCATTGGATAGTCATAGAAGAGTTGGGAGTGACAAGCCTATCATTGTTTCTTTTAAGAGAAATACACAGGCAGATACATATGAATTTGCTGTTGAAGATTTTGGTATTGGTTTAGATGCAGATGATGTAGTAAACATTATCAGCAAATATGGTAAATCAACCAAGCGTAACAGTAATACAGAATTAGGTATGATGGGCTTAGGGTTCAAAGCTCCATTAGCCTATAGTTCTAGCTTCTATTTTGTGGCTAGAAAAGATGGTATGGAACGTAAATATATGATGTATGAAGGAGAGGATACAAATAGTATCGATCTTTTATATGAGAAAGCAACCACAGAACCAAATGGTGTTAAAGTGATTGTTCCAGTGGATTATTATGATAGATATAACTTCACTCAGAAGATTAAAGAACAATTAGCTTATTTTGAAAGTGTATATTTTGATGTAGATCCAAGCATTGGTTATGCTGTTGATAACAACTTTACAATCCATAGAGCTGAACATTATCAGTATTCTAGTCTTGCTGTTAATAATGACATGCATTTATGTCTAGATAATGTTAGTTATCCTATTGACTGGGAAAAGCTTGGTATTGAAAGAATACGTATGAAGATAGCTTTAAGATTTAGTCTTAGTGATGGTTTATTCCCAACTCCTAATAGAGAGGCTATCAGATATACACAGGAAGCTAAGAAGACTATTCTTGATAAGATAGCTATAGTGGCTAATGTCTTTATGGATAAATATAATGAATCCATTACAGATAAAGCTGATATTAATTCTATTTTCGAATTCTATAGTAGTCACAATAAATATATTGATGGTTCTATTATAGGAAGTAAAGATAGAGTAGAAATAACAGAATTGCTTAAACTTGCTACTACTGTTGAGAAACAACCCAAACTAGAAGGTGTACAGTTATTAGATCTTAAGAGACTAGCTGAACAAGGTAAAGATTACTTCTTAGGTGAATATCAAGTAAAATATAGATATAATCATGGTAGATACAGTAATGCTAAGAATTATTGGACTACTAACTTAAGACCTCAAGATATAGGTGGTTATGCTTTTGGTGGTGTATATGTATTTGAAGATAGACTTACTAAAACTAAGCAGGATTATTTGAGAAGTAAATTAGGAGATAATAATAACACTTTTTATTTTGTTAAAAAAGATAAACCTTTTAAACTTAGAAGTGGTAATCAAATTGATTATCATACATACTGGTCTTTGCTAAAATTAGAGAAATATCCTAAGTCTCAGTGGAGACAGCTTATTACAGAACTACAACATGTAGTAAGTCTTTATTCTAAAGATTTTATTAATTGTGATGCTATTGATATCCCTGAAACATGGACAGCTGCTCAGAAAGCTAAAAGAATGAAAATTCTAGCTAAGCCTGTTACAGTTGGTGGTGTTAAAAAAGTCAGAATGAAAGGTGAATTCTCTGGTAAGGTTGGTACCAAGACAGAGATGAATCTGACTGATCAATATGCTAAGTTTGTGCCTACTACATTTAAGATGGAGGACATTCATAAAGTATCTAAGTTACATGTTTATGCTAAAGAAGCTGATAAGAAGAGATTGGACAATTTATGGTCCGTCTTTGAGAAACAAGTTAATCTTGTTATTGTTGCACAAGCAACTTATGACAACTTACAGAAAGCTGAATTACATAACTGGATAACAATTGATAAATTTATGGAAGGTAAAAACAGACCATTTAAAACAATGGCAACAGAGATATTGGTAGAACAACTTGTTAAAGATAAAAAATATACATTTGATAGAATTAATATAGTCAAAACTGTATCTACTGATCTTGCTGATAAGTTGATCATTTTAAATAACTATGATAGAAATAATAGCAAACCTCATGCAGATAGAACTACAAAAGAAATTATTGTAGAATATGCTAAAGAGAACAACTTATTTGATCAAGAGACATATACAATCTATAAGCAAGTAAATGAGGTATTTGAAAAATTACCTTTCCTAAATCAAATGCTAGGATTAATGCATTACACATATAAAGAAGGTGAGCCCATAATTCAGGCTCTTACAGATCTATTTAAGTATCACAAACATAGAGTTAACTTAGAGCACTACACTCTAAAATTAACAGAAGATGCTCCATTAGAGCAGGAATTAACCGTAGAAACAATTAATGAATTACAAACAATTTAAAAAAAAAAAACATGCTAAGTCTAAAATGGTTTAAAAGTGCTATTGAACGCACAATTGAGAAAGTAGTAGAAAACAAGATTGAACAAGCGTTTGATCAATTAGATAATGAAGAGGGGCAAATCCCCTCTTCTGGTCTTCCTGGTACATGGTCTCCTTCCAGTAAGCCATATATGAATATTAAAATGGTTAATGATACATTGACTATTGTAATGAATGATGGTAATATCATTACCAAATCTCCAGCAACATCAGAAGATTTTAATGCTGCTAGAGATTGTAAAACAGAAGCTTGTCTATTTGATCTTGTAAGTACACAGGAAGTAAAAGACCAAAGAAGAAAAGCTGAAGCTGAATATGAAAAGGCTAAAGCTGTTCAAAGAGGTGCTGAGTATTTAGCTACATTAAAAGAGTTTGAGATGAAAAATGGTAGTCTTTATTTAAAGGGTATCAGTAGAAGTCTTCCTCCATTATTAGTAGAAGAATTCTTAGAAGTGATAGGTAGAAACTTTGGTACAGATAATGATGAATTTCTTGCTTTACAAAGATTCTTTATGTGGTGTTGCTTGAATCCAAGAGCTGAAGTAGCTGATAAGCTATTTAATTTCTTGAAAAAGAATGCATTTGGTATTACTAAGCAGGGCTTCTTTGTAGCATTACGTAATGTGGTTACACTCCACGGATCTAATGAGCTTGTACACTTTGTAAGTAATGCTTATAACAAAGTGAAAGCTGTTTGGAAGAAAAGTCCAAATGACTATACTATTTTCTTAGAGAATGGTGAGTATAAGATGGTTCACAAAGATGCATTATATACTATTTCAACAGAGACATGTGAGTATTGTGATGGTACAGGATCTATTCCTGAAGGTGATTATGGTGATGGATGGGAAGATAGTTGTGATTGTTCAGAGTGTGATGGTGAAGGTAATTATGAATCTAATGTGCCAGTACCTCATGGTGAAGAGATTGGTAACTTAACTGAATTGTATCTAGATTTGCCTAATAGATCAGAGAATAGATTCACAGATGCTCATACAAGAACATTTGACATTCGTATTGGTAGAGCTGTAAACATGGACCCAGCTAAGTGCAGATGGAATACTGATGATTGTGGTGCTGAAGGTTTACACTTTACTAGTGATGAGATTCATTATGTAGGTTGTGGAGATACGAGTGTTATCGTACTTATTAATCCAATGAAAGTTGTAGGTATTGGTGAGTCTAAGGGTAGATGTTATGAGTATTTGCCAATTATGACTGTAGCTCGTGAAGAAGCAACAGAAATCTTACATGATTTAGACTTTGATACTCTTGAGTTAGATGAGTCTTATGCTGTACGTGAATTAGATAACTTAGTTGAGAAAGCTAAGGAAGGATTCACAGCAGAAGCTAAGAAGTACGATTTCAACTTACCTGCTTTATCAGCTGTAGAAGTATATACAATTGTTAAGAGTCTTGATGAAATTAAAGAAGAAATTTCAGGAAGAATCGTTACAATTGATTAAATTTGTAGTCCCAGGGAGAAATCCCTGGGCTATTAAATTTAATATATGATAAAGAAAAACGCTACAAAAAGAAGAGCAAAGATACCTAGAGCTAAATCACCTAAAGTGAGAAATGCTGGTAGTATGACTGAATCTGCTTTTTGGAGTTTTATTAGAAGTGCACTCAGACAGAAGTCTAGATGGTGGAAACCTATTTCAGAATGTAAAATGAAAGCTCGTAGAGCATATAAGGGCCCTAATAAAAGACAGAAGTTTGAATACAAATGTAATGCATGTAAACAATGGTTTGCAGAGAAGCTAATTAACGTTGATCATATTGTAGGAGCAGGTTCATTGAACTGTGCTGATGACCTACCAGGATTTGTTAATAGATTATTCTGTGAACAAGATAACTTACAGGTATTATGCAAGACATGTCACGATGCAAAAACTAAATTAGAAAAGAAATGAGTGAAGAAAAACAAATAACAGTATCTATTAATAGAAAACCATCATTTACAGAAATATGGTATGAAGGATCTGTTGAATATAATGATAAAACATACATGTTCTGGCTTATCAATCCTAGAGGACTTGATGACCAAGGACGTGAGTATGAAATGGAAGTGAGATGGTGGTTTAAACAAGTGCCTATAGAAATTAGAGCAATGAGTGACCGAATTATTAATGATTTTAAACAACAACAAGATGATCAAAGGAACAGTTAAAACAGAAGCTCAGTATAGAGCAGTAATTATGGATAGCTCTTCAAGTTTGAAAGAGTTTTCTACAAATAGAAAGAAGTATTACAGTAAGTATATACTTAATGAGAAGGTAGAAGATGAGGATAGTAAAGCATCAGTAATGGGTAGATTAGTAGAAACTCTATTAATGGAAGACCATTTATTTGATGCAAAGTTTCACATGTCAGTTATTACATCTGCACCTACAGAATTAATGCTTAAGTTTGTTGAAGCATTATATAAGCATACAGCTGCAGCTACAAATGAAGATGGTATTTTAACTAGAACTTTTGAAGACTTATGTAAAGATGCATATGTTGATTCAGGTTTCAAGATTAAAATTGATGCTGTATTAGGTAAGTTTATTGGTTCTGATGCAGAAATCTATTACAAAGAGATCCGTGAGGTTAGAAGCAAAGGTTTAACAGTTGTTACTACCCAGGATGTAGATAATGCTAATAAGATTGTTACAGAATTAAAGACTAATATATTCACTGCAGAAATTGTAAATTTACTTAATAGTTCACAATACTCAGTATATAATCAATTACAAGTAGAAGGATATGATGTATTTGGTCACATGTTTAAATCTATGATGGATAAAATGATTGTAGATCATAATGAGAAAACAGTACAAGTGTATGATTTAAAATGTACTTGGTCTGTAGAGAACTTTTATGATGAGTATTACTTATATCGTAGAGCGTACATTCAAGGATTCTTATATCACAAAGCTGCAGAGTCTTGGGCTAGTGAACATGGTTATGGAGATTATACTATTCTTTATCCTAAGTTCATTGTATGTGACAGTACAAACTATAGTTCTCCATTAGTTTATGCAATGTCTGATATTAATATGCAAGACGCAATGAATGGATTTACATATAAAGGAAGAGAATATCCAGGTGTTGCTTCTTTAATAGAAGACCTTCAATGGGCTATTGAGAATGACAAATGGAACATCTCTAGAGAAAATTATATTAATAACGGTGTAGTTAAATTAGGTTAATGGAAATAAAAAAAACCATAACCAGTATATTCATTGTTCCCACGCTTAGTATTGGAAAAGAAAAGCTTGTGGACAATGGATATATTAATGGTTATATAAAGGATGCAAGAAAAGAAGTACAATATGAAAGTTGTATTTATTTATTATTTAAACCTCAAAGTTTAGAAAAATTCAAAGATTTCTTGGATGTAGAATATGAACGAACAAAATCCATCATAGATGATTATGATTATGAAGATGGATATGTTGTAGTTGTTTATATGCTAAATTCAAAACTTGATGCAGATATTGCTCTTATAAAAAAGGGTAAATATTCCAAAACTTCTCCTGCTTTCCAAGCAATATTTCCTAAAGTTGTCAAATTAAAGAGAAATGGATTAATGAAAGATGAAATTTCTCTGCAGTTTAGAATATTTAACAAGACTGAAGATTTAAAACAGTTTTGGGAAGATAAGCTAGCTGTTGAATTTGATGAAACTATGGAAGTATGGGGCGGATTTATAGAAGAAGATGAAACTCTAAACCTTGATAAAATTAAAAAACATGTTTAATAAAGACATATCAGACAAGCTCATAGAGCTATATGGTGAAGAAAAGGTGATTCTTTTCTCACAAATGGAAGCAACTAGAAACTCATTGATATTTAATGAATTAGAAGCTAATTCATATAATGACATAGAGGAACACAGTTTTGAGAGAGACTGGTGGTACGAAAATGCAGAAAGATTAAAAGGAACAAGATTAAATAACTATAAAAAAGAAAAAGATGCAAGCACAAGAGCTATTGGAAACCTATGATAAAGCAGCAGTTGTTATAAAACAATTCTATTTATCTCACATGTTAGAGTCATTAAATGATAATAATCTACCTGAAAACTTTAAAGACTTTGTTAGAGAACAAGGTATTGATAATGATACAGTTGCAGTTATGCTAACAGCATCTCCTAGAACATTCTTTGATGTATTTGATATTCACAAAATATATATTCAAATAAGTGTAGATATTGAGAATAACTGTTTTAGATATTCTTTTGATGGAGGTAAAGTAGAAAGTAATGATTATATAACTAGAAAAGAAGCTGAATTAGAAGCAATTAAAGTAGCATTTGATATATTAAATGAGAAATTATGACAACAGAATCAGACAAAATAGTCTTACAAGTTATTGAAAAGTATGCACAAAGGAGTGAGATTGGTATCAATAAGTATGGTACCACCCTGGAAAAGAACAATCATGATAACTATATGAAGCATTTACAGGAAGAACTAATGGACGCTAGTTTGTATTTAGAGAAATTAATGACTTTAAACAAGGAAATAACTAGATTAGTTAGAGATCATTCAAACAACGCAGAACTTGGTCAATTAATAAGACAATTAGTTAGTTAGAATTTTAAAAATCTCTTGGTTTGTATGAAGGGCTGTTGTATATTCGCAACCCTTCATTATTTAACCAATAAAACACAACAAATATGGATTTAGGATTAGACGCATTAAGTCAAATAACTGTATTTAGTAAATATGCTAAATACAATTCAAAACTGAAAAGAAGAGAGACCTGGGAAGAGATAGTTGATAGATATCAAACTATGATGATTAAGAAATATCCTAGCTTAGAGAAAGCAATTGTAGAAAGTAGCAAGTTTATCAGGGAAAAGAAGGTATTACCATCCATGAGAGCTATGCAGTTTGCAGGTCCTGCTATGGAAGTGAATAATGCAAGAGGTTATAACTGTGCTTTTTTACCAGTAGATAGTTTATATAGTTTCAGTGAGACTATGTTTCTATTGCTAGGAGGTTCAGGTGTAGGGTTTTCTGTACAGAAGCATCATATTGAGCAGTTACCAGCTATTAAGAAACAAGATAACTATAAGCAAAGAACTTATCTTATTGAAGATTCTATTATGGGTTGGGCTGATTCAGTTAAGATGTTAATGAAGTTCTATTTTGAAGGTGGACAAAAGCCTAAATTTGATTTTAGAGCCATCCGTCATAAAGGAGCTAGATTAGTTACAGCTGGAGGTAAAGCTCCTGGTCCTGAACCACTTAAGATATGTTTAGCTCATATTGACGCTATTATGGAAAGAAAAGAAGACGGTAGTAAACTATCTCCATTAGAATGCCATGATATTATGTGTCATATAGCTAATTCTGTATTAGCAGGTGGAATCAGAAGATCAGCAATGATTAGCTTATTCAGCCATGATGATGAAGAAATGATTACCTGTAAGTATGGTAACTGGTGGGAGTTAAATGAACAAAGAGGTAGAAGTAATAACTCAGCTGTTCTAGAGAGAGGATCTGTAGGAGAAGAAGAATTCAAATCTCTTTGGAAGAGAATTGAAGCTTCTGGTTCTGGTGAGCCTGGTATCTATTGGACAAATAACAAAGATTGGGGAACTAATCCTTGCTGTGAGATTGGATTACGTCCTTTTCAGTTCTGTAATCTATGTGAAGTGAATGTATCAGATGTTGAGTCTCAAGAAGATCTTAACGATAGAGTGGCAACCGCTGCATTCTTTGGTACATTACAAGCAGGATTCTTTGACTTTCATTACTTACGTCCTATCTGGTCTAAGACTACAGCAAAGGATGCATTATTAGGAATTGGTATGACTGGTATAGGTTCAGGAGAAATCCTTAAATATAACTTTGAAATAGCAGCAAATACAGCTAGAGTTGTAAACACGCTAATCACTGAGAAGACAGGAATCAACGAAGCAGCTCGTATTACGTGTATTAAGCCTTCTGGGACTACTTCTCTTGTTTTGGGTACAGCTAGTGGTATTCATGCTTGGCATGCTCCATACTACCTTAGAACGATGAGATTCAATAAGTCTGAGGATTTAGCTATGTACTTGGAAATCAATCATCCTGAGTTATGTGAAGATGATGTTCTTCGTCCAAAAGATACATTGTGTGTTCGTATCCCTGTGAAAGCTCCAGAAGGATCTATCATGAGAACAGAATCACCAATTGATACGTTAGAACGTGTTAAGAGATTTTCTCAAGAATGGATTAAACCTGGACATATAAATGGAGATAATACTCATAATGTATCAGCTACTATATCTATCAATCAAGATAAAAAATACATATCAGTTGATATGAGTGATGGTAAAGGTAGTAGATTTACTCAAGTTGATGATGGTTTCTTAAATGAGTGGGAAGTAGTAGGTCAATGGATGTGGGATAATAGAGAAGTTTATAATGGCTTATCTGTGTTACCATATTTTGGCGGTAGTTACAAACAAGCTCCATTTGAAGACATTACAGAAGAACAATATAATGAGAAAGTTAAAACGTTGAAATCCATAGACTTAACAAAAGTTTTAGAAATGGATGACAATGTTGAATTCTCTCAAGTAGCAGCATGTGCAGGAGGTGCATGTGAAATTTCGTAAATTAAAAAAATATTAGTAATATTGTGTTGTGTTTTTGGTTCCATGTTCATTAATTGTGTCCCCTAGATCGTAAAAAATCTAGGGGTTTTTTTTGCAATAAATCATGGAAAATCAACCACAATATCGTATATTTGTATACACAAAAATAATTAAATATGGCAAAAGCAAAATCTCAAGAAGTAGAGGTATCCTCTAAATTTCAAGAGGCACTAGACAAGTTAAATAAAACTTATGGTGTAGGTACAGTATTAACATTAGATTCCAAAACAGATGGTCATTATGATATCATCAGCACTGGAAGTATTGCATTCGATCACATTACATTGGGCACAGGTGGATTTGTTAAAGGTAAGATGTATGAACTTATGGGATGGGAAGGTTCAGGTAAATCTACAATCTGTGGTCACGCTGTTGCTGAATGTCAAAAGGCAGGAGGAACTGTATTGTATATAGATGGCGAGCATGCAGTGGATAAAAAGTATTTTGAAGCAATTGGTGTGGACACAACTAAGATGTTGATTGCACAACCATCTTGCGGTGAAGAAGGTTTTCAAGTTGCTATGGAAATGATTGAGACAGGAACAATTGATCTTGTCATCATAGATTCAGATAGCTCATTGATTCCTAAGAAGGTATTAGATGGTGATGTTGGTGATAGCTCAATTGGTAAGAAAGCATTATTAAATAGTAATGCATATCCAAAATTAAAAGGTGCCCTATCACAACATAATGTTTGTGTTATTGTAATTTCTCAATATCGTGAGAAGATAGGTATGATGTTTGGCAATCCAACTACAACTCAAGGTGGTCATGCATTGAAATTCTATACAGATGTTAGAATTGAGGTGAGTAAATCATTAGCAAAAGAAGGGGACCAAGCTTATGGTAATATTACCAAGGTGAAAGCTATTAAGAATAAAATGTCTCCTCCATATATGCTATCTAACTTTGAGATAGTTTATGGTGTGGGTATCGATAAAATTGGTGAAGTGCTACAACTTATTAATGACTATGGAATTGGTAAGAAGTGGGGTAAAACCATGACTATTGGAGAAACTAAATATGATCTTGATAAGTTTAAAGATATGTTAACTGACAATGAAGATTTCTATAATAACATTAGAGAACAAATTATTGCAAAGATAAACAAAATTGAAAAACCTAAAATCGAAGAAGATGAATCAACCATTGAAGATTAAACTACAAAAGACAACAGAAGATGCACGCATGCCCATCAAGGGCACTGCGAATGCAGCTTGTTATGATGTATATGCACATAGTATTACTGTATCTAATGATGGTAAAGTGACTGTAGGTCTTGGATTCAAGACTGAAATACCTAGAGGATATAAGGGTATAATTGTACCTAGAAGTAATTTAACTAAATACTTTTGGGTATTGAATAACTCTTATGGTGTAATTGATAGCGATTATCGTGGTGAATGGATGGCTATATTTACACAACTTCCTGTATTATCAGGAGGTGTTACAGGAACTACATCATTTCCTTATGGTGTAGGAGATCGTGTAGCTCAGATATATTTTGAAGAAGTATTACCTATATCATTTGATGTTGTCCCTGAATTAGAGCAATCTGATAGAGGGGAAGCTGGATTTGGTTCAACTGGTTTGAAGTAGTGAAGGCCAAGTGCAAAACCTGTGGTAAAAATTGTGAGGGAGAATATTGCTTTATTCATAAGCCTAGAAAAGGATTCAATCTTGTAAAAAAAGAAGAGGTAACTCGACAAACGTCCGAATTACAAGACATTTTCTTACAAATTTGGAAGAAAAAGCACCACTATTCTGAAGAAAGTGGTGAATATTTAGGATCTGAACCTTTATCAATATTCTTCCATCACATATTACCAAAAGAAAAATACCCTCAAGCTAGGTTTGATGAGGAAAATATTATACTTTTGACATTAGATGAACATTCTAATGTTGAGAACAACATGTATAGATATGAAGAAGTTAATAAAAGACGTGAATATCTAAAGAAAAAGTATGAAATTATTTAAAGAACTCAAAGAATTCATTAAGCTGTTCTTAATCTTTTTTGGTGTTGGTGCAGTTACTGTATTACTTGTAATTATGATAGTAGATAAAAATCCTGATTTAACTACTAGATACCAAGTAATTACCCTTGAAGGAGATACATTTGATTTAGATGTAAAAGTTCTTATTACAGAAGACGTAGCATTTGCTACCAAGTACGTACAAGAAAACTTAGACTCTACAATAAAATATGAAGATTTTGATGCTAGAGGTGTTACATTTGGTACAGTAAATGGTAAAAGTCCTATTATATGGTTACCTGATACAAATGATTTATCAATAATTAATCATGAGCTTTTACATGCTACAATTAATATTATGCATTGGGCTGATGTTCCTTTAAATAATGATACAGAAGAAGTGTATACATATGAGATGCAACATTTAAGCAATGAATTTTTTAAACAAATAAAACCAAAACAATGAGTGCAGCAACAGGATACGAAGGAGATGTTTTATTAGAAGAAAAACTAAAAGAGTCTACCTTTCATGAAAGATTACTAGAAGAAAGAGCAGAACTAGCAGAGCGTATTGAAATGTTAAAACTATTTATTACACTGAATTCTGCTTATAGAGGTCTTACACAAGAACATCAAAATTTATTAGAGGAGCAATTAGAAGCAATGGAAACATACGAAAGTGTAGTAATCCAAAGATTAACATTATTAAACAAACAAAATCATATATAACATGAGTTTATTCTTTTACACAAGAAAGACAGAGGATGACAAAGTCTACACAGATAGCTTTAACCTAAACAAAGTAATTAGATCTGTACAAATGGAAGACAACAAGGTAGTAATCTTATTGGATGATGTCCATGAGCGTGCAGAACAAGTACCTGATGTTAAGAATGGTAAAGTGGTTGGTTCCAAAAGGGAACGTAACACATTTCAAACAGAAATCAATTTGTTTGATGAAGATGTAACAAGATTTCACAATTTAAATAAATAATATGAAACTATTAGGAAACAGAATTTACTTACAAATGCCTTTACAAGATGAGGAAAGTAAGATTGTTGTAGATGAAAATACAAAAGAAGCATTACAAAGAGAAATGATTAAAAAGTTCTCTAAGTTAACAGTGCATACAGTAGGAGATATTGTATCAAACATAAAAGCAGGAGATGTGGTATTAGCAGATCCAGCTGTTTTAGCAAAAGCTCCATTAATTAACTTATCAGATGATGAGCAAGTATTATTAGTATCTATATTTGATGTTATAATGATTTGGTAATGTACAAGATTATACTAAAAACTAGTCATAAGCATACTAATAGAGTGGATAACTGTGTTAATACATGGTTATCTACTCTTGATTATGTATGTCTTACAGATAAGCTTACAGGAAAATATCCTGAGATATCAGGTAGTAAACATGATGATTATAATAGCAATGAAGAGAAGACAGTTAACTTCATTAATCTAGTTAGAACAACTGACCAGTTTGATGAATATGATTGGTTAGTCTTCATAGATGATGATGCTATTTTAAATATCAAGCTTTTTGAATCTATCCTACCCTATTTAGAGAAGACTAAACTGTATGGATATAGTATGAAAGGAGCCTTTCAAAAAGACTTAGAGCTAGATTATCCATCAGGAGGTTGTAGTTATTTTATATCTCCAGAGCTTATAAAGAAATGTGGTGAGATGAAAGTGCAGGGATATGGATTTGAAGATGTTTCTATGGGTAAATGGCTTCAGGATAACAAGATAAAAATCAGTAATAAATATATGATGGGAGACTTGTTATGTCAGATAAATCTAAATGGTTGGTTTCCATTCCAGAAACATTTTAATGACCTTTGGAAAGAAGGAGACAGCTATGTACCTAAGATGATAAACAGTTTTACAGAAGAGGATGTTACCTTTTTATGTAAAAATGTAACACATCATTATATAAGACATAAACCTTTTATGAATTATTTACACACCCTTCTAAATGAAAAAAGCCCCAAATAGGGGCTTTTTCTTTAGACCTATAATACTGAGACTATAGGGGGGATTTGACTCAAGAGCAGATCTTACGGTATGCAGATGAGTACTGTTTAAAACATTCTCCTTTAAGGGACTCATTCTAGACTGAGTTGCCACAACCTAAGCGTGCAGTTTTTAATTGCAGGAGGAGATAACTATTTTGATAACTTCTTACCAGTCATTGGAGCCATAGGGCTCCTTCTTTTTTGAATTACGTCAGCTTCTTTCATGTAATTACCGTTGATTGGTTTAGGTGGAGCTACCTTAGGAGCTGGTCTTGGTTTACCTGATCCTTTAGCTTTACCTGCAGTCATTGGTTTTGTTGACTTTGCTTGTTTGCTAGTAACTTTACTTGATTTCATTAGCAGCCTTTTTTCATCATGCCACCTTTTTTCATCATACCGCCTTTCTTCATTGTAGGTGCCATAGAAGCAGCTGAACCACCGTATTGCATTTTCTTCTTAGGTGCAATACCTGCTTTCTTCATAGCAATTGCTGTAGCAGCTTGTTTAGCCATTTTCATGCCACTCTTAGCAATAACACCACGACCTTTTAAAATATCAGCCTTAGTGATTTTACCATCATGATTTAAATCAGGAAATGATTTACCATTTGCAGCTTTTTTCATTTTACCACCAGATTTCATAACTGGTTTCATTGATTCAACTTTAGAAATAGCTTTCTTTTGAAAGTCTTTATCTTCTAATTTTTGTACAAGAGGTGATCTTTTAATTCCTAGTCCCATTTTATTTGATTTTAAATTGTTAAATTATTTACCTTTTCTAGCTTTACCCATTGCTTTGAATGTCTTAGCTAATGCTTTTCTCTTAGGAGTGCATGTAGCTTTAGTCATAGGTGTGCAATAACCTTTATGCTTAGGATTAACAGCACCTTGTATCCAGTTTTTTACCTTACCACCACTTTTCATACCTTTAGGTTTACTATCACTGTTTGGTTTTCCTTCTTTAAGAGGTTTATTATTAATAGCCTCATTCTTTTTAGGAGCATATTTACCTTTACCAGCTTGTTGATCTAATGCATCAGCCATACCAGCTTCCCATTTATCTTGATCAACTTTTTTTATTAATCTACCCATTTCTGTTCTCACGTATCCTTTAGGAAGATCACCACCAGTTTGGTACTTTCTTGTTTTACTTACTGTTGCCATGATTATTTCTTTTTAGCTTTACTTTTCATTTTTGTAGCACCTAATTCTTTGTCTACTGTAAGTTTAGCCTTACCCTTAGCATGTGCTAAAGTTTTAGTTTGAACTTTAGTCCAAGCTCCTTTAGGATCTACAGGACCTACACGTTTGTTAGAAGCTTTCAATCCTGAAAGACTACCACTGCTTTGTTTTTTAGCTGTTGCCATTATTTTCTTTTTAAAATTGTTAAACCATTATTATTAGTAAATCTTTCATGAATAATCCATTGTGGATTAACCTCTAAAAATTCTTCTATTGCAGGCCAGATACCTATAGTATCACCATCAAATCCACCAAACTCAAAAGATGTAGTATCATGAAACATGATATACTTTCTTGATTTATCAGCATGTAATGCTAATTCACCTTTAACTTGTTTATAAGTATGAGCTGTATCTAAAAATAATAAATCTGTTTCTTCTATATTAAGATTTAATGTATCAGCAATATGGAATTCAAACTCTACTCCATTATCTTTAGCTAATTTAACAAGAAAATCTTTTCCAGTTCCCCATTTTTCTACTGGTTCAATGTCATAAGATATCATTTTTTTTGGTTTACCCATCATAAATGCATATGTGGATACAACCCATCTAACACCCATTTCTGTGATGTGATCACACTCTTCTGCATACTTTTTTATAGTAGGAAGATGTTCATTTATATCAGAAGGAATACTACATTTCTCTTGATATATTTCTTGTAGTTGGTTCATGTTGGTTTATATTGGTTTATTTACTTTTAGCTTTTATCTTCTTCTCTTGTTTTAACATTTGAGGTGTTGGTTTCTTTCCAGAACCTTTATTAGCTCTGATGTTGTCCCACAATCCTCTTTTAGAATAATGACCGTCAGCACGTTTAATCATACCACCAGACTTCATAGGTTTTTTAGTCACTTTCCCACCATTTTTTTGATTAGCAAGCTTTTTTAAAATATAAGGATCAATATCTTTAGCTTTTGTAGAATCAGCAGAGTTAGCTCTAGCACGTGCATCATTTAACATTTGTGTAGTGCTCTCAATAGGATGAGTATATTGATAGTATCTAGGACCTTCAGGTGTGTTAGATTTAGTTGTTCTAGTATACTTACCTGTTTTATTATCTTGTTCAAGATAACTACCATACTGAGCTTTTTTAGTAGCTTTTTTAACTACTGTTTTCTTTAATGTTGCCATATTAACATTTCCATTTACGAAGTGATTTATTAATTCTGCTGTTAGGATCGTTGGCAGTTTTAGAGCTTGTAAGCTTCTTTTTCATGCCACTCATTCTAGCACAGAATGATTTCTTTCTAGAACCTCCCTCAGGTTGTGGAGCTTTTAATCCAGGTTTGCCAGGGTTAGCTCTATTATAAGATGCTCTACCTTTAGCATTTAAACCACCTGAAGGATTTTTACCTTCTTTTCTTTGCCACGCTGGGCTTTTTGCTGTTGTTGCCATAATTAGGATTATCTTTATGCCATTTCTTTGTAGCAGCTACACCTTGTGCAACTGTTTTAGCTTTAGCTATTTTAGTAAGATCTATTGTGTCCCATTTACCTTTATCAGTAGTAGGATGATTCACCATAATATCACCCTTTTTGCCTTTACCAAGACCTGTAGGACTTGTTTTCTTATATATAACATGCTTTTCACCACCTGCACTAACTTTTACTTTACCACCACTTTTTAATGATGTACCATCTTTTTTAATAAGATGACCATTAGGAACAGGAGTTATACCTCCACCATTCTTAAGAACACCTTTCCCTACATAAGCTGTAGCTTTCTGTGGATTCCACGGACCAGGTTTCTTAATACTAGCCATTTACAAAATTTAAAAAGTCTGTTGTAAGAGATGTCCAACTTGTTCCAACTCTCACTTCTAATGAATTAATATCAATAAATGCAGAATAACCATCATCAGCATTAATGAATGTACCACTGAATAAATATAAATTGTTTATAGATCCTAATGCAGGAATAATTGTATCATGTAAGATGTTATAACTTGCAACTCTTATAAGTTCTGTAGCTTGAATCATATTCTCTGAATATGTGTGAGTGTTATAATAAGCATAAGAAGCATAAACAATCAATGCAAGTTGATATCTTTGATAGTTGTTTACAAAAGGAGCATTTGTAGCCACTGGTGCAACACCATTTAATGTAATTGCATCACTAATAGCTGTTGCTACAGCTCCACATGTATTATCAGCTGTTGCAGAACTCTTACCTCTTCTTAACATTCTACCTACATTATCATTAGCTGCAACAAGATCAACTTGTTGTGTAATTCCTATGTGAGGCATGTTAATTAATAACAAAGGTCCATTTGTATTATCATCTGATGTAGTGTGACTTTGCCAAGCTTGTGCTCCTAATATACCTGTATGAGGATATCCAGCAAGTCCACCACCCATAAATGGTCCAAGGTAGTTGTTTAATGCTGGAGGATTTTGACCTATATTAAATATATTAGAAAACTCAGAAGCATTAACATCATCTGAACAAACTGTAGAATTTAAAACAGTATTATATGCATCAGCTCCTAAAGTATCAAGAAAACTTACTAAACTATAAGCAACACTATTAGCTAATAAAGCATTTGGATACGTTGTATTAATTACATTACTATAATGCTTAGTAGTTTTATTAAAATACTCTATAGGTTGCATTTCTTTCCAAATACCAGTGGTAGGAGCATTTCTATATAAATTAAGAGTGCCTGGAACTATATGACCATTAGTATTAAACCTTGCATAAGGTTTTAAAGGTATATTTGAACTTGTTGTTGTTGCCATTATAAACTTGCTTTATTATCTACTATTTCTTTAACTAATCCACTTTCCACTGCATTACCAAGAACATTCTCAATTGCTCCTACAGCTTCATTAGCTAAGAACAATGCTTGAGCTTCTTGTGTACTAATTACACCACGTAATGCATTTAATATAAGACCAAATTCACTGCCACTTATTGTAAACTCAGCATCCTTAGACCAAGTGTATTTCTTAGCTGGATTAAATTCTGGTTTAGACTCTACTTTAGTTTCTTCTTTGTTAAACATTTGTTTAATTTCTGCTGCCATAATTTTAATTTTAGGTACAAATATACAAATATTATTTAATCTCCCAAATTTATTTCAAAAACAATTGTTGCAGAAGCTTTTATGCTTTTGGACAAATCTAGCTTGATTTGAAATATATTGTGGAGTTTTAATATCTCTTCTAATAACATTTCATTATATCTAGGAACCGAAGCAGCCAATCTAAAATGATAGGAGTTAGGGTTCTTAGTTATTTCCAATATAGAAAGCTCATCTACTGAGCTTATAACTCCTTCAAGATGAGCAAAATAAGCTATTTCATTATCTTGCATCACCTCAGGAAAGAATTTTTTGCTTATTTGCATTAAGACAAGGTTAAACGATATTTAGTTTGAGCAGCCTCTCCAGATAAACTTTGAGCTACATTTTCAATATCAGGCATATTATTAGCCTCTCCATACTCTTCTAATTGCTTAGAAAATTTTACAAGATCATCTACCACTTGCATAGGAGCTCCAGGAGAATAGTCTTTAAGTACATCAATTTTGTACGCTTTAACTCTTGTTCCTTTATATCCCATTATTTTTTCAACAATCTCATCTTGAAAATCTCCTACCTTGTCATATATTTTGCCTAAAGCTTCATGCTCAGCAAATGATTTTGTTTGCCAATGTAATAGATGTAGTTGCTCATAAAAAAAGGACAATTTACCAGCAATTGTTTCTGGTGTAAGAGCACTTCCCATTGCATTTTCCATCATCTCACTTGGAAATAGTGATGTTGCCATTAGTCTTGGTTTAAAGGATATTCTTGAGCAGGTTCGGATTGAACTACTTCAGGTTCTACTTGAATTACTGGTGTTTCTTCAACTACCGCTGGTTCAGCTTGAACTTCAGGTTGTACATGAACTACTTCAGGCTCAGGTTGAACTTCTGGAACTTCTGGAACCACAACAGGTTCTACAGGAGCTACAGGAGCCTCATAAGGTTTACCTGAAATTATTGCTTTTATTCTAGCACTATGTTCTTTAATTTTTGCTATATCTATCATTTTATAAATTTTATTAGTCATTGAATGCAGCAGCACCAATTGATGTAGCACCAGATGCAACAAAGAATGCAGCAGTTGCAGAATTTGGTTGTAGTAATAATGCAACACCAGCAGAATCTACACTGAACCATCCAAATTGACTAGAGTGTGCATTTAATACAGCAGCTAATTCATAAATATCAGCAGCACTTGCAGCAGTGTAATCAAACATATAAAGGTTGTCACCAGTTTGACCAAATAGTACAATGTCTACACTTGAAATTGGAAATGATGATTGGATAGCAACTGTAATTTGTACTTGGTCCATGTTACAGCATTTAAATGCTTGTATTTGTTGAAAGTTTCCAACAGTAGGCTTCTTCTTTCTGAAGATAAGACTACCTGCAACTACTCTTCCACTACCATCGTAGCGAACAAATGCTTTAAGATCTCTTAGATTTCCCATAATTTTAATTTAATTAGGTTAATAGTTTAGGTTATATTTTTGTTTTAATTCAAACATTTTTGTAACATAGTAATGTGTACCATGTTGTTTAGATTGTTCATCAGTATACACAACATCTAAATGTGTATCTTTAAAAGGATCTTTACCTGTGTGGTATATTCCTTTATAGAAAGCAGGATATCCCATATCTCTACTTATTATACCAGCATTATGAAATAATCCAAGTTTTTCTACTTTCTCAATTGGATCAGATGCCCAAGAGAATTCCATTTCAGGAATGTTTTTAGTTTCATGATCTTTCAACCAAAGGTTCCATAACACAGCCCACATATCTGCACACCAGCTTTGAAATCCTTTATCCTCATTAGCAAAGAATTGCTTATTTATGTGTTGAAGATATTTACGAATGATAATGCAATCATTCATAACCTTGTACCAGAAGTTAGCATCTACATTCTTTAAGAAGTATTGTGCTCCTCCTGAATGTTCATTGTTAGCTTCTGCTATTTGTCTATTGATACCTATCAAGCTTGTAAGCTCTGCTAAAATATCTCTAGTTTTATATTCTTCCAGCTTTTCTGGCAGAACGTCTTTAATCTTACTATCAAAATATGAAGCATTGATATAACTGTTAGTATCAGATAGATAATTAATTTCATCATCGATATAAGCATCTATATTAAATTTATCTGTAAATAGAATATCACAATCACAATAGAATACAGCTTTTGAAGTCATCTCAGGATGCTCCTGAAAGTATTTCATTAAGACATATGGACGTAGAACAGGAATATAAGTTCCTAACTGTTGACTAACATCTCCTGAGTCTTTGTAGTAAGCAAACTGTGCTTCTGGATATAAATCTGCTATTTTCTGCCACTTATCACTTTTTTCTCTAAAACTAGGTGTGTACACAAGTACAATAGCTTTATCAGAATGACCAATGTTTTTTAAACTTTCTAGCCATAAATGTACCTGCCATGTGTAATAGGTATCATCTGGCTGAGCACAGATAAATTTCAAATCCTTCATATGTAGTTTGTTGGTTTATAATACTTATGGAGTAGCGGTAGTTGTTGTTGTGGTAGTTGCAGGAATATTTTTACCCATAATACCAGTTAATTGTTCTAACTGTTTAGCTATATACCACAGTAATTTAGCTCTTTGACTCCATCCTATTTGTTGAGAAGGTATTGCCATTTTATATTAAATTAAAGAAGCGTTAAACAATGTACCTCCTCCAGCCTGAACTATTTGACTACCACTAGCAGAAGATGAATATCCTGTAATAGTGATATAATCAGTGGTACCATTTAGATAAACTATATTACTACCAGATTGTGTAAATGGTATACTAGTATTTACTACTGACTGACTAATATATAATCCTGAGTCATTAAGATGAATTTGAGTATTCATTTGTTGTCCTGTAGTTACAGTACCAGTGCCCCATAACACACTATAAGAGATGTTATAATATCCTGCAATAGTAGGAGTAAATTTATGTGTAGAGTTATCAAACCATCCTTGAGGATCATCAACAGATGTATAGTTAATTGTTACATCAGAAGCACCAATAGTTTGGTTAGTAGCTAATGTAGCTGTTACAATATTACTTGATGGAACTTGTATAGTGCCAGCTTTATATGTCACTCCTAAAAGAGCTTCCAATTGCTTAGAAATTTCCCAAAGAAGGTTTTCTTCTGTTCCCCAGCCTATCTGTCTACTTGGTATTGCCATAATAAAAAAGTTAATGCCCAAAGATATGTGTTTTGTTAACATATACAATGAGCTAGTCTAAATTGGTATAATTAAATTGATTAGAACAACTCTAATCAAATTGATTATCGTCCCTGTCTGTTATAAGGTTTTGTAGCTTTGTCTTTAGGACCTTTGAATTTCTGAGCTTTTCCACCTTTTCTTCTTCCAAAGGATACCTTTCTGCTGTCTCCAGCTGCTTTACCTTTTGCCATATTGGTTATTTTTTAAAGTATAAGTCTGCTTCTGCTTTTCTTCTTTTAGCAAGTCCTTTGATATGAGCTCCATTAGCCATGTCCCATTTCATAAACTCTTCTCTAATAGTAGGATCTAAAGGATTGATATTCACCTTCTTACGTAATGTAGAGCCTTTTAAAGCTCCTAAGCCTAAATTATAAGCAAAGCTTACTAGTGCTCCAAACTGATTAATATTAAGGTCATCTCTAATTAATAAATCTACACCAGCTGTTTTTAATTCAACTTCCCATTTGAGAAATTCAAAAGCTTTTATACTATTTATCATAGGATCACCTACTTGTACTCTTTTACCATTCATATATGTTGGAGGATATACAATGGTGCCATGACCAATAGTATCTACACCAGCAGGATCTATGGAGTCATGATATGCATTACTTGCAAATCCTTCAAAGCTCTTAATTAAATTGATGCAATCATCGTTAATCTGTATCATCTAAGTTTAATTTTCCAATAGGTTGAGAATCCATAGATAAGCTGACCGTTATAGCCAACTGTAATATTATATATTCTATCTTGTCTGTCCTTATACAAGAGACCTACATTTGCAGAATGTATAGGATTTAGCTGATTACCAAATAGGCCCCCCCCTACATAAAACTGTCTAATAGCAGGAGCAGGTTTGGTTATTGTCACAGTTTTTTCAGGAATTGTGACATTAAAATTGAATGAATTGCCTGTAATCATGTTAGCCACAATAGTGTCATAGACAGAAGCGGTCCCATAGGTGCCTAACTTATAGTCTGTCTTGAAGATGTGCTCTGTAAAATATTTATCCTCTAGAGAATTATATTGTTTCAATAGCCCAGCATAGCTTGTATCTGGCTTATATTGAATACTATCTCTCCAGATTGTGTCCTTCTTAGCTTTTAATAAGATGGGCTTACTAGTAATAGTATCATGTATAGTCACCTCGTTTATAACTGTATCAGTCTTAAGTACAGAAGGATTCTTAGGTAGATATGTACAGCCAGTTCTTTGTAATAGAATGACTATAACTAGTCCAAGAATAAGAATATATAGGTTAGATGGTTTCATTAGGGGTTTCAGAGAAGAAATTAGATAGGATTTTGGCTAAAAAGCCAGTGACAAAGATGATTGTTCCCATGATAGGATGACCATTTAACGTAGTCATACCACCAGCAAATGTACAAGCAGATACTACAGCATCTGCAGCTTTTCTAACACTCTTAGGTGTAGGTTTCCAATATTCGTTTATACCAAATTTCATTATGCTTTCTTTTTAGCTAAGTGTTTTAAATTTCTATTATCAGGAATTACAGCAACTGGTTCCTGTCTATATGGAGGAATAGAATCCTTATTTGGTTTATTATCTGTCTGAGCTGTAGATTTACCATACACAACTCTTTCTAGATTATCAATTCTTATATGATCCGCAGGATATTGGTTCATTAGAAACTTCATATCACTTCTAATTTCAGTAACTATACTCCAGATCATTAGACCTAAAATAGATACCAAACTAGGAAATACCCATAGTTTAAACTTTTCAAATTGAGTTGCCATTTACATTAAATATTGCATTGTATTAACAAAAATACACCCTAGAAAAGAGTGTATATAATTAGGTCACAAGACCTTATGTAGGTTATTATAAAATTCCTAGCAAAGCTATGTAAAACAATTGAAATTACCAAATCTTTTTTTTCAAGTTATATATTAAATTTAAAAATATATATTAAGTATTTTTTGTTAGTATTTGATTTATTTCTTAGCTTTGTAGAAATAATTAATATGACAAATGAACCTAGGCTTTTGAATGTAAAAGGGGTACCAATGCTTGTTCATGGTGGTCCTGAATATATTTCAGATGATATGGTTAATCGTAATGATTTTTGGGAATCTGACATATTTAATAAATGGAAGCATTATTTTCCCTCTGAAGGATTAATGTTTGATATTGGAGCCAATATAGGTAGTCACACTCTTCAGTTTAATCAAGCTTTTCCTAATCTAAATATCTGGGCTTTTGAACTTCATCCTGGTAATTTTGAGCTTTTACGTAAGAATACATTAGCTTATAAAAACATTCATGCATTTAATATAGGTGTAGGTAGTTGTACTTCAATAGTACATTTTACAGATGGTCCTGAAAATAATAATGGAGGTGTAAGACTTTCTGCTAGTGGACATAATACTAACTTAGTAATGGCTTTAGATGCATTAACTTTATCAGAACCAGTTAAGTTTATTAAGATTGATATAGAAGAGCATGAACTATCTGCATTTGAAGGTATGAGAAATCTATTAATTAAAGATAGTCCTATGATATGGTTGGAAGATTTTACAGGTCCAGCCACTAAATATTTATATGATTTAGGATATCAATTATTAGATTCTGAAAAAAGAACTTTTGACTTTTTACTAAAAAAATAAATATGGAAAAACCAATAGTATGTGAAGGCTGTAAAGTGCCTAAAGGTTGGGGAGAAGAATTAATCATTGAAAATAATGATAAGTATTGTGGTAAACTTTTAATCTTTAAACAAGGATGTAAGTTTAGTATGCATTATCATATGATCAAAGATGAAACCTGGTATGTAGATAAAGGTGAATTCTTATATAGATGGATTGATACTGAGACAGCTGAAGTACATGAACAGCATCTTCATGTAGGAGATATTGTTAGACAGAGACCAGGACAGCCTCATCAACTAGAAGCAATTACAGAAGGTACTATATTTGAAGTATCAACAACTCATTCTGATTCTGATTCATATCGTGTATGGAAAGGAGACAGTCAAAAATAAATAAATCACATGAAACCAATTTGTCTTAATTTAAAACAATATGATAAGTTTGAAGACCTATCATTAGTCAATGCCCACATTGAAAATCTTTATCATGTATATTCAGAAAAGATTACTGTGTTATCTAAACAACCTCAGTACTTTAAAGATAATTCTTTTGTAGAAAAGAGTTTTAAAGAAGCTTCTGTAAACATGCCATTTTTTGAAAAGAATTATGACATGAATGACTATGTACATAATGGCAAAAAGAAAATATTAATAATCGTACCTCATTTAAGCACAGGCGGTTTACCACAAGTTACACTTAATAAAGTAGAACTTATAAAGGACACCTTTGAAGTGAAACTTGTAGAGTATGCTATATTAGCTTTAGTATTTAATATACAAAGAAATAAAATACTTGATGCATTAGATGCTAATAACTTCCATACATTACATGAAGATAAGCATGAGTTATTTAAAATCATAGATACATTCCATCCTGATGTAGTGAGTGTAGAAGAGTTTCCTGAGTTCTTTATGGATTCTGCTGTAGCTGATAAACTATATAAGTCTGACAGAAAATATAAGATTATAGAAACTACACATGATAGTTCATTTAATCCTAAGACTAAGAAGTATTTTCCTGATAAGTATATTTTTGTAAGTGCTTATAACTCATTTAAATATATTGATAGTACTATTCCTTTTGAGGTGATTGAGTATCCTGTAAATCATAAATCAAGAGACCAACATGCATTACGTGAAAAGATAGGACTTGAACATGACTATAAACATGTAGTGATTGTAGGATTATTTACAGAAAGAAAAAATCAAGCTTATGCATTTGAAATGGCTAAGAAGCTTACAGACTATAAGATTAAGTTTCACTTTCTAGGTAATCAAGCTGACAATTTTAGATCTTATTGGGAACCATTAATGAACAACAAACCTGATAATTGTGTTTTGTGGGGAGAGCGTTCTGATGTATCAGACTTTGTAGCAGCCTGTGATATATTCCTATTCCCATCTAAAGGTAATAGAGGTAACAAAGAATTAAACCCAATTGCTATTAAAGAAGCTTTGGAATATGATGTTATTAAAATGATGTACAACCTTGATGTTTATTGTAACAAGTATGATGAATATGAAGATGTAGTTTATTTAACTGGAGATGTAAGTAGTGATACTACCAATATGATAAATGCTTTAAACTTTGATAAGATAGATGAAGAGGTAATTGTTGTAGGAACCTATCCTAATTTAAAAAGACGTGCTGAACTTACAAGACAGTGTATAGAATCTTTAAAGCCTTTAGGCAGAAAGATTATACTTGTAAGTCACTATCCTGTTGATCAAGAGCTTCAAAAAATGGTAGACTATTATGTTTATGACAAACATAATCCAATGACTACTCATTCTTATTACACTTTATTCTATAATAGACCAGCTGAATATGATGCTGAAGTTAATATCAATCAATTACATAATGGTAATCAGTCTCTGGCTGTATTAACTAATGTATTTAATGGATTTAAACATGCTAAAGAACATGGTTTTAAACGTTTGTTTTATGTTACATTTGATATTTTAATTGATCCTAGAGATATACCAGTAATTAATGAATCATTCCATACAATAGCTCATGGTAAAAAAGCATACTTAGGTATCTTTAAAACAGCATTTGAGTATGGTGTACAGACTAATGGTATGACCTTTGATGTAGATTACTTCCTAGAGAACTTTGATAATGTAAGAGATGTAGAAACTTATAACAATATCTGTCGTGAAATAGGAGCACAGAACTTCTTAGAAGATTATCT